TTTACTAATTTCATAGTTCTCATCAAGAATTATTTTGTCAAGTTTTTTTAAATACCAAATACCCTGCAGAAAACTATCACATAAATCGTCCTTCTTTTTTGATACAAGTGAATCACTCCAAGAACCACCCTCATTCGAGCAATTTATCAATGTATTTTTATTAAGTATCTCCTTCGTATAATAAACAGCATCTGTTTTATGCTTCTTATAATTATTCACGTTTTCTGCGTTATTGTCTTTTGGAAAAGATTTCAATTTATTAGCTGATGATACAAATTCTATATGAATTTTATCCCCAAATCTCATTATAAAATATTGAGCCAACATTCCTTGTATCGTTTTCATCCTATTTGCAAGTGTAGAAATTTGATTTTCTATTATAATATGTGTTACATCTTTCAATCCCATTGACCTATCCAATATTTTTGTCATATTTCGACCAAGTTCTATCAAATTTATATGTTGAGTTTTTACAGCAATTACGTCCTCTATTTTTTTTAAAAGTTTTGTATCGAAAAATAAATCTAATTTTTCTAAAAAATCCTTCCTATTTATTTTTTTACCGTGTGTTGTTGACAAATCAGGTATAGAGAATTCTTCTGCGATTTTTTCTAATTCTGTTAAATTATTTTTTTTCAAATTGGTTGATGACAGACGTTTTTCCGGCACAAGAAATTCTGTTGAAACCTTCGCGTGTTTCTCACAATAAAATATGCCATTTTTTACATACTTTGCCTTCTTTTTACATAATGATGTTTTATTTTTACAACTACAAGTTTCAATCACCTTTTCTCCTTCACATTCATCATTTTTAGAGATGTCTATCACACGCCAATCTATGATTTTTATTTCTGTATCTACACTAATGATACAGTAAGCCATATTCTTTATTCCTACATCGAATGACATAACATTTACTGGTTCTGTCATTTAGTTAATTATGTGTCTTTATTTCTATATTTATTTACTGACTTATTCTTATCATGAGATTATGAAAACTGTTATGCATTACTATTATGAAATTGAATATTCGTGATAATATTTTCGCAACCGTTGTTTCTACACAAAAGATGTAATGAAAAAATATTCCAAGAGCAAATAATGAAATTGAAGTCCATAAAAATGTATATTTTGTGTACATACTAATCGTGTAAGCTGCTAAAATAGTGAATACTACATCGACCACAGCTATATCAAATAATCTATAACTATGAACTCCACTACTCGGAGCCCCGAATACATTTTTATACGGGCAAAGTTTCATATTTGTATACATAACCATTACATTAGTTCTTGAATAAAACAGGGACAACTTTCTTTGCGTTCAATTGTTCCCTACTCAAATAAAACTCTTTTAGATCTGACATTTGGTGTGGCTTAGAACTATCGTTCAATGAATCAAATGTGTATGGAAGTATCAATTTATCTTTATTTGAATTATTCGTTACGCTATTAGGAATCATATATCCTGTATCATTCGAGGACTCTCTATAGTTATACTCCATTATGGTATTTGCGTTCTTAATCATATATTGCCTATATTTCCAATTTGATGTAATTCCATTATCTGTTATGAATTTTTTATTCAAAATCGCAATATTTTGTGAGTTAGAAACAATAGACCGTCCATCACTCATTAAAGGTGGAAAATCCCTATATTTATTATTCGCTCCGTATCCTAACGACGACCTTGGTATACTTATCGTTGGCGATGAGAAAAAATAATCCATTGATACAATTACATAATATTTTTATTATTTTGTTTTTCTTCGTTATGCAAGTAAATGTAAAAGTTCCTTCTTTTTCATTTTTGAAGGATCTGCTGATAATCCCTTTGATATAGCAATACTTTTTAGTGATTGGACGTTCAGTTTTCGATAATCGTCCACGTTACTGTCTAGCACAATATCATCTATATCTTCATTAGAAACATCTACTTCAGAAATATCTGGAATTATTGATTCTTCAGTATCAAGTATTGTAACGTCATCTATTTTTGTTTCAATCATATCGACATCTCCATCTGAATCATAATCTGTGCCTTCGTAATTATCTGGACTATGTTCTATTTTTGATACAATAATATCAATATCTCCCGACAACTCATCGTGTCCTTCTTTTGTTACAACAACATCTGTTGTCGGCACTTCTACATCACTATTGAGTTTGACAATTTTTATCTCAATCGCATCTGTATTCTTGACTGATTCTTCTTCATCACTATCATCTGAACCTTCGTCATAACTCTCATCAACCGAACTTTCATCCTCTGAATCTTCCTCGTCACTTTCTTCATCACTTCCTTCTCCTTCCGATACAAAAACCCTCTTGTCATCGAGTTCTGTAATATATTCATTACACTCATTTAAATCATAAATAGGTTCAACCTTAATATTAACTTTCTTAATTTCTTGTTCATTAATTCCCGTCTTCTTTATGTATTGCAACTCACCTACAATATTATTTATTATTTCCAATGTTGTATCGTGTTTCTCCTCAAGCGTCAATAATCTCATCTTGAAATGAAATACAAGTAATAGAACAAGTAGAAACGTTATTGCTAAACTTATGAAGAAAAAAGTTTCTATTATTCGGAATACTGAACTCATATTTTGTTTGTTATAAAATACAAATAAAATATTTGACATTTATCTACGAATTCAGTTTACACCGAATACACAACAATCAAACGTCTAATTACTATCATTTTGTGCAAATGCTTCATTACTCACATAGTTATACAATGGAATTGACGGGTCGTATTGTAAAACTACAACTTTTCCAGGGACATCACTTGCTGATGATAAAGTTGGTAGAAATTCGTCTTGGGGACAAGGAATCGGGATTCCATTTTTTTTTATTAATAATTCTCTTTCCACAATTGATGCCTGTGAACCATTTTTAGTATTACCATTCACCAACATAGACCATTGTTGTTTTTTTGTCAAATTATTAGTTTTTGTATTTGTTGCATTATTATCGTGTTTTAATATTTCCACCTTGCGTCTCATATCTAATTGGAAACGCGTATATATTGGATATGGTGAAATAGGAGTAATTCTATCCAAAGGGATATTTAATTTTGCTTTTTCTCTCCTTGTAATCATATTCTTTTCACATACTTTACGTTCTGCTTCTTGTAACAATAAGACATCTCTACCTTTTGTAAATGACATACCTCCTATACTATATTGTGTATCTATTATTGTTGAGATGTGTACCACGCATTAGACAAGAAATATGGCATTATTGAGTTTGTTGCCGAATTTAATCTACTCGACTTTAGATCAGGACCACTTATAACAATTGAGTTTATTTCTACAGCCGATAATGAATGACTGAAATATTGTAAATTTGATAATTGTCCATCAAATCCTCCATTTTGGCAAACATTAATATCATTGTAATTCTGTTTTGGTACAAATTTCATTACATGTCGACTTGCTATTGTTCCATTTACATAAACATCTAATACCTTATTCTCGATACGAATGGCGACATGAAACCATTTATTAAAGGGGACTCCATCTACATTAACTTCCGATGGCCCACCATTTGGATTTACCGTGTCCATAATAACTTGTAATGTATTTTGATTATTTGTCAACGAATTTAAGTATAAACCAGGACCATTATTTACAAGTGAAATTCCCGTTCCAGCGTCATTATTATAATAGGAATCACCCTTATTAAAAATATTCTTGTATTTTTTATCTGATGTATTGTTTGTTAGAAGTAACCAGATGGACCACGTAAACTCAATTCCCGTGTCTTCATTATTTGAACGAATTATTGATACTGAATTTGCGTCTTTCGGGTTTTGAGATATCACAAGAGGGTTTTTACCGTCTAATGTTCCCTTTACAATATATGGATTATTCGGCGGATTCATAAAATACCCGACTATGTTTATTCCTAAATTCAATATAAAAATAAACACTATTAAAACCAGTATCAAAAACGCAAACTTAGCAACTATACTATTAGATCTAATATATTCATTACTGGCATTCACCAACGACCCATCAGGAATTGGATTAGAAATTGTATTCACAGCATTGTTATATACAGAAGTTCCAGCATCAGCAATAGAATTTTTTATACTTCCTACATTATTTGAAATACTGCTTATTCCATTAGACACGCTATTTGAGATACTATTTTTTATAGAATCAGTCATTGTATAATATTATGTTATATTATTATACAATGTTAGACAACACACGAATTAGAATAAAGTATATGTCCCTGTTTTTACATTGTCTTTTAGCACGTTGATATTGACACCATAAGATGACATCATTTTATAGAATGCATTACTGCTTCCATTTCCTTTGAGATATTCATTCCAAACTTCCGATAGTGATAAAGGACTTCCCCATTTCAAGAACTTAGCAACCACTATATCGTTGAATGTTGCCGGATTTCCACCAAGATATATATTCGCATCTGTCGCATCACTCTGTATTCCATCTAATTTTGCCGATTTTATCATTTTTCCATCTATGTACAAATCAGCAAAACTATTGTCAACACTTACTGTTACATAAACCCACTTTTGTAGTGGAAAATTTTCGGTTATACAAATTGTGGTAGGTTTAACATTTCCTTTCATATAAAAATCGACATTCATCGCTGGTCTCATCGAATCTAAATATAAAACGACCTTTCCAGGCATAGAATAAATTGTTTTTATTTTATTTGTATCCCACGAATTTACATAAACCCATATACCAAGAGCATATCTTGTCGAAGACGAAAGATTTGAAACTGATATAGCAGAATTACCTGTTTTCAAAGATGTCATAGTCACTAATTTCGTTGAACCATTCCCGCTGTAATATTTCAATAACACATATAACAATGAAATTACTAAAATTCCAAGAACTATCACTATTGTTTTCATTTTGTATACATACATAAGATATTACAAATTTATAGTATTGATCCCAAATCTATATTTTGCTAAAATCTGGTATGCACTAAGGGGGTCTACATGATAAGTTATATTTGCGAGAGCTCCACTTAAAATAGAGTCATTATGACCTATTGATATTGTGTCACTTAAATAATGGACTGGTACACTATTTGTTAAATTCATTGTTTTATATAAAAGTCCATTTAAAAATATGTCCACAATAGTGCCGTTATAATTAAAAACAACATGATTCCATTTCTGGTTTTCAATTGGAATATCCATTTTTGTTCCGTTGCTTACAGTAACATTTAAAACGTTTTTACCGCTATTATATGTCATTTTTGGTTTTGGATTATTATTATCGCCATATAATAATATAGGAAATTCGATATTAGAGACCTCTGGTTGGTTTATTTGTATCCATAATGATAATGCATACGACAATGGTTTTGTTTTAGATATTGAATCTAATAAATCCGTGGTGCTACGTTCTGTCTGTCCTCGCAATTCGACGATATTTGCTAGATTGATTTCTTTTTTTGTGTCTAAAAAAAATTTACCATTATGTATCATTACTTCATTATTTATCATTTTGGAATCTAATATCCATTTTATAATAAAATATAAAACCAGAAAGATAAACTCCATAAAAATTAGAAAATATGCTAATGAAGGGGCAGTCACGAAATCTTGTTTTATACTTAAAATAAAATCATTCAATAAACAAGGTATGAAAAACAGGAATGACAATAAAAATTTCGGTGTTCCTCCTACCCTCATTATATTGGTTATAAAAACTTTATGAATTATGGCTAAACCAAATATTAGTATACAAAATGACAAAATAGTTGAAACGTAACTTAGTAATAACAATGAATTATTGTCTAATTTACTGTAGATAAATAACAGAGTGCTGTAAACTACCACAAAAAATAGTAATGCAGGAACGATGAAAATATTAAACGTGTCACTGAATAAACCTCCTTTCTTAAACGCAAATAAAAATATGAATAAAACCGGAACTACAGCCGTAAATAAATATAGGTATGTTGTGGTTGTCAATGCTGTATAATCATTCGAACAATAGTGCAATGTTAATCCTACTATTATTATTGTAAGTATCAATAATATTGGTTTATTGACTTCTTTCATATTATATTACAATTACATTATAGATTTTCAATAGTTGTTTTATCCCCATGACACCCCCTACACAATGCTACTAAATTATCTATATGATTGCTTCCACCATGCTCTAACCTCACTACATGATCTACCTCAAATGATGCTTTTAGTTGTTCCTTACATTCACCACATCTCCAATTTTGCCTCGACGCTACAAATTTCTTTTTTGTTTCTGATACTGAACGTTTTGTTTTAACAACACCACCATTTTGAGATACAACATTGCCAGAATCTATATGAATTTCATTGTGAGGAATATGGTTTTTTGTTGTGAAATTTATGATGGGTGAAATCATATCAGAAGCACTTTTATCTATTGGTAAATATTTTATATAGTCATTTGATGCAATTAATATTTCTCTTGTTTTTTGAGGATTCTTTTTTACTAAATAATAAATGAATAATGTTCCTAATGCTACACCCATCATCTGATAGTATTTTTTGAATGACAACGCTTTTTTTAATATATTCCCATCTGTGTAAATATTCGCTATAACGAATGACGAAATCACAAATAGTATTATTTCAATTCGCATTATACATTTTTGATACATATTTTATTCTTGAACAACTATGATACATAATCCAATAAATATTAAACCCGCAAATACAAGTTGTTTTTTCGTTTTATTACTAATATTAAAATAATAATCGTGTGTTTGAATATCGCACACATTATCACGATTAAATCTATCTAAACTCTCATACAACGATATTTCCTCTTTTCCCAGTAGATTATTTACTTTGTTATGAATAAAATGAACCCATCTCATAAATGAATCACGACTACACAAATATGGTGAAACAGGATATTTATCAAGAAAAACACTAAAATTATCGCCCATTTCAACATCAGGAATAAATAACGGAATATTTTGTATCAAATCATAATACTTTCGTTTTGTTATTGGATTAGGACTATCGGGATAATTGTATGCGATACAATGTAATAGAAACCAGAATTTAGGACCCCAAACCAAAGAACTTATTCCGTTTTTTTCCATATACTTTATTGTCTGACATCATTTTGTTAAATTTTACGTTAATAATATAAAGTTTTATTATTACAATTCAATATCGCCAATGAATAATAATTGGAAACATATTGAATTATTTGATACTACGAACACAACGATATTGAGTAATGTTTCACGGTCAAGTAAATGGAGACAACCCGACACTCCACCTAAAAATAGACGTAGGAACAGCATGACACAGCATAATAAAAAACCAACCCTACAAATAAATAAGGATATATGTAATAATTGTGGGAAATTTGGTCATTTGTTTAGACATTGTAAAAATCCTATAGTTAGTTTTGGTTGTGTTATATTTAGAATAAACAATAATGTTCGTGAATATTTAATGATTTGTAGAAAAGACACTCTAGGATATATCGATTTTATTCGTGGGAAGTATGTTTTACAAGATTACGAATATATTACGAATATGTTTAAACAAATGACTAATTTGGAAAAAAAGAGCATTATGGAAAATAATTTTGATACATTATGGTCAAATTTGTGGCAGAATACCCAGACGTCGTCAACATCTTTATATAGGTCAGAAGAAGAAATATCACGCTCAAAGTTTAATAAATTGAAATGTGAAAAGATGCAGATAATTATTGATAATAGTAATAAAGAAGATACTTGGGAAATACCTGAATGGGGATTTCCAAAGGGACGACGTAATTATCTTGAAGGAGAATATGAATGTGCTGTTCGTGAAACCGTCGAAGAAACAGGATTTGTTACAGACCATATGATTAGAATTAAGAATATTCTACCATTCGAAGAGGTATTTATTGGTTCTAATTATAAAAATTATAAACATAAGTATTATTTGATGTACACTGAATACGACGCATTAACTGATATGAGTAATTTTGATGATTCAGAAGTTAGCAAAATGGAATGGAAAACATATGACGATTGTATCAATTCTATACGCCATTACAATGTTGAAAAATGTAATATGATTACAAGAATTGACAATACACTACAAAAATATTGGCATTTTTAACCGTATTTATTATGATAATACAATATATACTGTGAATGAATGATACAAATGATGTCATCATAAAGATTAAGGTGAAAAGGAACACAACACGTAAAAAGGAAGGTGCCGTCATAGAAAATGATGCCAATATAGTGAGGAAGTATTGTAAAAGAGGGACACGGAAGAATAAAGATGGAAACTGTGAACCAATTCTACCCGAACAAAATGATATAGTAACTGAAACAAACCAAAATATTGGTATTGTTACTCCAACCACGGGAAAGAAGTATTGTAAAAGAGGGACACGGAAGAATAAAGATGGAAACTGCGAACCAATTCTACCCGAAGAAAACGCAATACCACAAAACGTTGAAAATGATGCTACCGTAAAAAAAAAGACCTGTAAACGAGGGACACGCAAAAATAAAAATGGAAACTGTGAACCTATCAATATGAACCAACAACCAACAATCCAACATGATTCAAATAATGACGTAGATGAAATGCCTAATCTTGAACCCAACGAAAGTAATGACGACTTCGACTTTTTGTACCCTGACCTCGATGACCCTGATTTTAATATAAAAATTGCGAAAAAGAAAGAATTCAATGACACTCAATATGACGGAACACTATACGATATTAAAAAACAGGCGGATATATTATGTAAGATGGAATTTGAATTAATGCCTCACCAATTATTTGTGAGAAATTTCTTGTCATTGCAGACACCATATAATAGTTTATTTTTATACCATGGCCTTGGTTCTGGAAAAACTTGTAGTGCTATAGGTATTGCAGAAGAGATGCGTTCGTATATGAAACAGATGCAACAAAGTGATGATGAAGATTCAGGACGTATAATAGTAATAGCATCACCTAACGTTCAAATGAATTTTCGTATGCAATTATTTGACCCTTCTAAATTAATTGACCCTTCCAATAACGAAACAGGTGAGTGGAACATAAAATCGTGCGTAGGAAATTCGTTATTGAAGGAGTTTAGTCCAGCAAGTATGAAAGGATTGACCAGAGATAAAATAGAAGCAAATATTAATAAAATTATTGATTCATCATATGAATTTTTTGGATACACTGAATTTACAAATAAAGTTTTGGAGTATACGAAAAACACAGACAATGAAGAATTGAAAAAACAACGTATCACAGATGTTTTTAGTAACCGATTGATAATAATTGACGAGGTTCATAATTTACGTATAGAAGATGGAAAAAATAAAAATGTCACAGAACACTTATTTTATATTGTAAAAGAAGCAAGTAATGTAAGATTATTATTATTATCTGCGACACCTATGTATAATTCTTACAAAGAAATAATATGGATTACAAATTTATTAAACGCAAATGATGGACGTAGTTCGATTAATGTAAATGATGTGTTCGACGAAAATGGAATTTTCAAAACTGGAGGTAGAGAACTTTTAAAACGAAAATTGACAGGATATGTGTCATATGTAAGAGGCGAGAATCCATATACATTTCCATATAGAATATATCCAGATACATTCGATGAGTCAAGCACATTCTCTGAATCGAAACCACGTCCAACCATTCAGTTGAGTGATGGTAATAAGATCACCGATGACCTTCAACATATTAAACCATATTTGACGGAAATGGAAAAGAACGGATTCCAAGAAAAATATTATCTAGAAATTATGGATTCATTAAAAAATGGTGGAATAGACGACGATGATGTGGGAAAAACCACATATGGATATAATACATTATTAAAACCGATTCAAGCACTAAATTTTGTTTTCCCGCAAATTGTAGGTCAAAAAATGAGTATTCTTAACGCAACTATGATAGAACACAAAACCGCAGACGCAATCTCATATGATTATAGAGAAAGCACATTAAAAACGTTTGGACGCATATTTAGTAAGGGAAATATCAATAAATACAGTTCCAAAATAAGTAAGATATGTGATATCATTTTACGTTCAACCGGAACTGTATTAATTTATTCACAGTTTATTGATGATGGTATAATTCCGATGGCATTAGCCCTTGAGGAAATGGGTTTTTTACGGTATTCAACAACACCAAATACAATGCCGTTGCTTAAAGAACAAAGCCCAAAAATAAAACCAATTGATTCTATACACCTTAAAACAAAAGATAAAATCGACATAGTAGGACATCAGTTTAAGACCGCACGGTATTTAATGATTACAGGAGAACAACTTTTGTCTCCCAACAACACAAAAGACCTTGCTTATTTCAATGACCCTAGTAATAATTATGGAGTAAACGCAAAGGTCGTTCTAATATCCAGAGCAGGGGCTGAGGGGCTTGACTATAAAAATGTTCGGCAAATTCATGTCTTGGACCCTTGGTACAATATGAACAGAATAGAACAGATTATTGGTAGAGGCGTTCGTAATTTAAGTCACTGCAATCTTAAATTTGAAGAGAGAAATGTTGAAATTTATTTACACGCAACATTGATTACGAATCCGAAACGTTCAAATGAAGAGTGTGCTGACTTATATATTTACAGAATGGCAGAACGAAAATCTATTAAAATTGGAAATGTTACAAGATTATTGAAGGAGACATCAGTTGATTGTCTTCTCAATGTAAAGCAGTCAGGATTCACTATTGATAAACTCAATACTATAGCTGCGAATCGGAATTTACAAATCAGATTATCTACTGATAATTTGGTAAAAACGTTTCAGATAGGTGATAGACCGTTCACCGATGCTTGTGATTATAAGGATAAATGTGAACTTGTATGTAGTCCAACAATAAATATTACGGATAAGGATATTGTTAAACATACATACAGCGAGGATTTTACTACGACAAACAATATGCGTATAGCGAATAAGATACGAAGTTTATTTAAGATTAATCATTTTTATAAAAGAACGGAATTGATTTCTCTTATTAATGAAGTAAAACCATACCCGATAGAACAAATATACAGCACTCTTACTTTCCTTGTGAATAACAGAAATGAATTATTAGTCGATAAATATAAACGTCCAGGGATACTCGAAAATAAAGATGATATATACATTTTTAAACCCATTGAAATCAGTGATACTGGTTCATCATTGTACGAGCATATTACACCAATTGAATATTCTCACCAAAACGTTCGAATTAAACTTAATACCGAATTAATAAAACACGTTAATCAATCAACATTTATCGAATTGATGCAGATGGTAAAAGATAATGACAGAATCGTTTTTGGGACAGAAAATGTCCTTACCGATTATTATTCGAATCTACAACGTGTGAAAGGCGACTTGGAAAATGTTCACGGTATATCATCTAAAAATATTCAGAAATATGCGGTTCATCATTTTTTGGATACGACTCTCATTGAAGATAAAATAACAATTTGTAAGAATATGTTCGGAAGCGTCGATAAACACGAGAGTAACGACGTTTTAGAAGGTATGGTTAAATCATATTTTGAGAGCAAAAGGGTCAGATTTAATGGCGTTGAATGTATATTATTTCCAAGTATATCATTTTCAAAAGCAGATGCAAATATTCTATATGAAAATATTCTATATAAGTTGTCTGATTTTGAAACACAAAAATATCCTGATAATAGTCCTGATGTAGAACGAAACTTTTTAGTAGAAAAAGAAAAAGTAAATGAGACATATTTCGGGTATTTTGCTGGAGATAAAAAGAATATCAAACCTGTCTTTAGAGTAACTAAGGTCGCTAAAAAAAAAAGGGAAACCGTAGCAAAGAAATTTGTTGAAAAGAAGGCAGATAAACTTGACGGAGTTTTAATTGAAAAAGCGTCTAAAAGTGATATCCTCAAAGTATTAAATGATATGACAGCAGAATTACAACCCTCACAAAATATTGCTCCATACGATCCAAAAAAGAAGAAAACAGTTGCTGAACTATGTGTCTTATTGGAAATAATTATGCGTGAAATTCAATCAAAAATACCAAGAAAAGAATATTCAGCCGAGAGGTACACCTTTTTATCTCCAGAAGAAGCTATATTTTTAATCTACAAGAAAAAATTGATATAGAAATTCCATTTATCTTTATGACACAAACAGTTTCAAATAATTATCACATATCTATTCTATATAATGAATCAGATGAACACGAAAAATCTACAAAACCGCAAAATATATATTCAGTCCGTTCTAAACACTAAAATTTATCTCGATATTACGGAAATTGGGAAAAATGTAGGGGGCATCCTGCTGGAGAAGTTGAAATCTCAAGTATCTAACAAGTGTATTCCTGAAGGATACGTATCATCCGAAAATATCGCAATTATACAATTTTCAGCAGGAACTCTTATCCGAAATAGTATCGTATTTCATGTTGTTTATAAATGTGATATCTCACACCCTGTTGAGGGGATGCGTTTAGAAGCAATCACGAAAATTACAACAAAAGCAGGAATTCATGCAGAAGTGAAAGACGATAAAGGAAATATCGCAATTGTAGTGTTCGTCGCAAAAGACCACAACAATTTGAGTGCAGCATTTCATGCTGTAAAAACTGGTGATACGATTCAAGTAAAAGTCATAGGAACCAGATTTGAACTTAACGACCCGTATATTTGTGTTATAGCAAGTTTAGAGAAAGGATGGGTCGAACCAGATAAAAAAAAAAGACAAAACGGTGG